GAATTTCCCAACTTCAACTGAGTACGAAAGGACACTCTTTCGTGATAATACATCGGGTTATTTCCCGGTGTCCACGTCGGAGATGTTCAATCCGAATCAGCTGAATATGGGCAAGGTGTGGCGAACCCGTAAAACGGAACGCCGTCGATGGTTTTCTGGAGCTTTCACCTACCATCTTCCCGATTATTTCGGGGAGCTGAGTAAGAGAGTTGCAGAAGCCAAGAAAGTTCTTGGCATCGGCCTCGATCCAGAAACTCTCTGGAACCTTGCACCATGGACCTGGGCTATCGACTGGTTTAGTAATGCGGGAGATGTCATTTCGAATCTCACGGATTTCGCCAGCGATGGTCTGGTTATGCATCATGGGTATATCATGGAAACAAGTTCCGTGACAGATACCTATGATTTCGAGGGCTTGACCGGTTTTTCCGATCAGTCCCTGAGACCTCTACCGCTAATCTTGAATACAACTATCAAGACGCGAAGGAGAGCTAACCCATTTGGGTTCGGCTTGACTTTCGATGCTTTAACAGATCGTCAGCAGGCCATCATCGTTGCGCTCGGGTTTTCCCGGACGTAACGGTAGATGTATCCACTGTTGTCAAACGCCAATGGGGTTCCAGACCGGAGCCCTAGGAGATGTGCCTATGTCATTCGCCGATCCGCAGACCGTCACGATCGCACCGGCTTCCGCCGTGTCGCTCCCCCGAATTTCGGTGGGAGACGACCGGTCGGAGTACCAGTCGGGCGACGGGCTCATCCTTCTCAGCGCGAGCCATACCTATGGCAAGCGCACACGGAGGATGCTGCGACTCGACACCTCGAAGGTTACCTCGGATCCGTTCAAGCCGGCGGAGAACGTGAAGGTCGGAATGTCCGTTTACACGGTTTTCGACCTTCCGCCCGCCGGCTACACGGCTGCCGAGGCGCTGGCAGTCTGGGTCGGTTACAAGACCCAGGTGGCAGCATCTTCGGACCTGCTCGTCACCAAGCTGCTCGGAGGTGAGTCGTAGACCAATAGGTCACGACATTACCAATGAGCGGCTGGAAGAACGAGAGGCCGCAAGGACATGCGACGCGGTAATGGTGACTCCGAAAGGAGACATCGACCGCCCGCACGAGCTTCCCGGGCAGATCCTTCTCCCGGTCGCCGGCGTTCCGACCATGATCCCCGTACAACTATCACTAAACGTGTGATGGTAATTACGGTTGTCCTGGTAGACGCGTTGTACCTTGCAGGTGAGGCTATCCTTTCGGGACAAAATATATGTCCCTAGGGTTTAGCGCGAACAATAC